TTGCTGACTATATTTCTCCTATTGACTCAGTTTTTACTGAAGGATACGCTACTTTAACTCTTAATCAAGCTATAGTTGGTGTTCCTGATTCGCCTATTCAAAGTGTTGATTTGTCAACTTCCATGGGCATGCCTCACAATAAAAAGAAGAAAAACTTCATTGTTATGTCAGACGGCCAATCCTGGGTTGATCCTATTGGTTTTACTAGCATATATGAAGAGATGCGTGAGTTGCTTGCTCAAGGTTTCGTATTATGTCCAATTGCTCTTGGAATTCTGAAAGATGAACAAGTCTCGGTTGAAAAACGACAATTGTTGAAAACTCGTGTATTCAATTGTTTACCTTTTCCTTTCAATACAATATTGAAGATGGATTTATCTCCTATCACTGTGTTTTTGAGAAACAATCCTATGCTCTTTGAGTGTATGGTTGGTATCAATATGACATCAAGTGAGTGCAATAAGGTTATTGAATGTTTAGATCGAGTCGGTTCCGATGAGGGACGTAATGTTGATTGTGATATTGTCGGCCAGGATAAGTCAATGGATGGCACGAAATTGTTCTTTGTAGCAAAGGCGTACCAAGCTATTGCATGGAAAATCGGCTTGGATGGAGATAAGGTATTTAATCTCATTCAAAGCTGTCGATGTTGCATCTTCGTATACAAGAATGACTTCTTTATACTCGGAGCAAGCAATCCTTCTGGTGGTGATCAGACAGTTCAGATAAATTCGATTGATAATTCCCTTAATCATCGTTATGTCTATTACCGTCAGAAATACCCAGAAGGTCTGCCGACTGATTTACGTGATCTTGTTCACAGATTTATGATGACTTTTATCACATTACGTGCCATGCTCCCAGAAGGTCTTAGAAATTTTCTAGATTTTCGTACGTTTTGTGGTTTGGTCACTTATGGTGACGATTCATTGCTACGAGTTAGTTCCAAAGTCAAATTCTATGATCCCGCCAAGATTACCCCATTGGCAAAGGAATTCGGAATGACTTACACCGATGGAGGGAAGAAGCCTACTATCGGTTGGAAGACTATGGATGAAGTCGTCTTTCTTAAACGAACATTTGTCGATTTGCCTGGAATTCCAGGCAAGGTCGCCAGATTGTCTTTGAAAACTATTGCAAAGATGCTTGTCTTAGCCAAGAAATCATCTTTGACAAACTTCGACCAGTCTGTTGCTTTGATCAGTGATGCTTTGCGTGAGATGGTATATCATGGTGAAGAGATGTACAATTCTTTTTATGCGCATTGTTTGCTTGTTGCTCGTTTGCGAAACTTTCTCGGATGTCCTTACTT